TAAACACTATTCAAAAGTGCATATTAGACTTAAAAGTACACGGAGGTTATTACCTTTCTATATCATATTCAGTAGATAGAACAACAATAAGCGAAGTAAACCATATACCATTTGAGTGTATGAGGGTAGAACCGGAATTTAACGGAGAAGAAAGCGAATTTTACCTATATTCTAAGAACTGGGCAGATTATAAGACAGTTGGATACAAAAAGGTTAAATCTTTCGACCCAAATGAAAAGAAATCATACCCAAATCAAATAGCTTGTTTTAAAGCTTATTCAGTAGGGCAATATTACTATCCAAAACCCGATTATCAAGGTGGAATTAATTACATTGAACTTGATAAAAATGTATCTGAATTTCATTTAGCAAATATAAAGAATGGTTTAGCACCATCTTTTATGATTAATTTTTCTAATGGTATTCCATCAGAAGAAAAACGTAGAGCAGTAAAGAATCAAATAGAACAAGAATTAGCCGGTGCAAGTAATGCTGGTAAATTTATTGTTTCATTCTCAGATGATAGAAATAACTCCCCCGAAATAACTGTAATGCCCCAATCAGATGCAGATAAACAATATGAGTTTCTATCTAAAGAAATAACATCAAAAGTGATGATTTCGCATAGGGTAGTATCGCCTAGATTGTTTGGTGTAAATGCTGATGGGGGTGGTTTGGGTAATAATGCAGATGAATTAAGAACTGCATCAGTATTATTTGAAGAAAATGTTATTGATAATTACAGAGATTTATTAACTGAATCTTTTGAATTAATAATGTTTGAAGCTGGACAACCTTTAAAGTTAGAATTTGTTTCTAAAAATCCATTTGAACAAGAAGAAAATGTTAAAAGAGATGTAGAAGAAATAGAAGCATCTAAACACGAATTTAAAAGTATTAGCGATATAGACACCAAACCAACAAAAGGAATGGTTGAAGAAGCTAAAAAGGGTTTAGAATGGCGTAGAGAATACGGCAGAGGTGGAACAGAAGTTGGTGTAGCAAGGGCAAGAGATATATCCAATGGTAAAAACCTTTCAATATCATCTATAAAAAGAATGTACTCTTTCTTTAGTAGACACGAAAAAGCTACTAAGAAAGGTAAGGGCTTTAAAATTGGCGAAGATGGTTTCCCATCAGCTGGTCGGATAGCTTGGGCATTATGGGGTGGAGATGCAGGTTTTAGTTGGGCATCAAAAAAAATCAAAGAAATAGATAATGTAGAAAACTTATCTGTTGAAGTTGATATGACAGATGAAGACGAAAATACTTGGTTAGAATATTTAGCTGATAAAGGCGAAAAGGTAAATACTGATGAATGGGAGTTGTTGGAAGAAACGGATGTACTAGACCCGGAATTAGAAGCTGAAACACATAATACACCATACAACTTTTTTAAGCGATATGCAGACCCGGATTCAAAGTCTAAAATAGATAAAGGGCTTTATAAAATAAGATACAGATACTCAGAAAACTTATCTAAAAATAGCCGGTTATTTTGTAGAAATATGGTAGCCAATGCAAAGATGGGTGTATCATATAGATTTGAGGATATAAACGAAATGTCAGCTGATGGAATAAATGGAGAATTTGCTGAAAGAGGTAAATCAAAATATTCTATTTGGTTGTACAAAGGTGGTTGTTACTGCCATCATAAATTCGTTAGACAAGTTTGGTTCAGAAAAAGAGTAAAAGGTAAGTTTTTACCAAACAAGGGCTTGGATAACGATAAAGATGTAACAAATCAAGAACCAAAAGGTGCTGGATTAAGGAATGCTAAAGGTTGGAGAAAAGCAAATACACGAACAATAGATATGCCAAATAGAGGTAAAGTAAACTAAGATATGGAAGCTATACAATTCACAGAAGAACAAAGAAGATGGGCAGAAACATCTTTACAATTAGGTACTATTGCTAAATCTTTGAGTGGTAAACAAGAAGAAGCAACCAATAATAATTTCATTGGAGAAAGTCTTATTAAAAATGGTTATTTTGACCAAACAATACCGGGTAGTAAATCGCCAATATTAGGTAATGAATTAATACAGAACGGAAACTTTGAAGAAAAAGGTGCTGAATTGGTTACGAATGGGGATTTTTCTACTGATTCTGATTGGACAGAGGGTGCAGGTTGGGATATAGATGAAGTAAACAATAGAATAACTAGAACTGCCCAAAGTGGGAGTACAAGTGCATCTCAAGATGTCTCTTTTGTAAGTGGTAAAAGTTATATTATTACATATACTTTAGATGTTTCAGCAGGTTCATTTTTAATTAGATTAGGTGGAGATGGAGTTAAAGATACACCTGCAAGAAGTGTAGATGGTACATATACAGAAGTTGTTAATGCTAGTGGAAATTATGATATATTAAATTTAAGAGCATCTGATGGCACTTTTGCAGGTTCTATTTCGAATGTATCCGTAAGACAACTAGACACAAATAATAGATGGACAATTGGAAGTGGTTGGAGTTTAGGAGATGGATATGCAGAAAATAGTACAAGTGCAAGTAGTTCAAGTTATTTACAATCTGATAATATTACATTAACTAATGGTGCTTTATATCAGATACAATTTGACTTAGATATAATTAGTGCAACAACAACAACAATAGGTTTAAGTGGTACTGGTGCATTTGGTCAAATAGATACATCAGATAGGTTTTTTACAACAAGTGGTACAAAAACTATTGAAGCTTTTTATAGTTCATCAAAGCCAAATTATTTAAGATTTGTAGGTGGTGCTAATACTAACTATAAGGTAACTAACATATCATTAAAATTAATAGAAGCAGTAGATATTGATTTATGGGAAACTGTTACTAATTCATTAGATAGTACAATTGTATTTAGTAATGGGTTTGTTACTTTAGATTATGATGGTACAGATGGTAGTTTAGCAATAAGACAAAGTGATATATTAACTATTAATGATAACTATACAGTTGTAGTAGATTATCAAATGATAAGTGGGGAAGCAAAAGCTTTATTAGGTGCAACGGCAGTAACATTAAATTCATCTACAAGAGTAACTCAAACATTTAATGCACAATGTACAAGTTCAGATGATTTTGCTATTGCAAGAAAAACAGAAGGTCAAGCTATGAAAATGGTTGTGTATTCTGTTGCAGTTTACAAAATAGATAATTCAGATTGGACACTTGGTTCTAATTGGTCAATTGATAGAGGGCAAGGTTTAAAAGGTAGTGGTGCAGGGAACAACAATGCAGTACAATCTTTTACTGCCGTAGCAACAAAAACATATAGAGTAGAATATAAAATATCAAGCTATACACAAGGTTCAGTAAGGGTACAAATAGGTGGTACAAATGGGACTGCAAATGCTAGCGTAGGTACTTTTATAGAAAATGTAGTTGCAACAAATACCGGAGATATATCAGTACAAAATGTACAAGTTGGTAGTGATAATTTTATAGGAACTATTGAGTACATTAAAATACAAAGTGGTGAGCAATCTGATACGTTAGATATGACAGACCCTGCACCGAAAGCATTGTGGATAGTTGCACCGGGTAATCTAAAGGTAACAACTATGGCAGGTGATGTTACAACAATAAACGACTTAGAAGCTGATACATTTATAGATTGGTTAAGAATCAAAAAGGTTTGGCTAACTGGTACAACAATAACTGATATTATAGGGATTTACTAAAACATAAAAAAATGGCAGCACTTACAGAAGAACAATTAAGATGGTCGCAAAGTTCAGACCAATTAGGTAATGTAGTTAAATCTATAACACCGGAATTTAGCGATTCAGCTGATTTACTAGACCCAGCACCAAAGGCAATATACATACAAACCGGTGGTAATTTAAAAGTTGATACAATGGGTGGTACAACAGTTACAATCAATGGCATACCCGATGATAGTAAAATAGATTGGCTTAGAATTAAAAAAGTTTATGCAACTGGAACATCAGTTTCTAATGTAAAGGGAATATATTAGCCTATGAATGCACAAGTATTATTTATAGATGCTGATTATATCAAGGCATATAGTCAAGTTGGTGGTAATGTAGATGAAAAATACTTTTTGTCTGCAATACTAACGGCACAAGACAAGTATATACAACCGATTCTTGGAACTAATTTGTTTAAGGATATACAAGCTAACATAGAAGATTTAAATTCAGCTAACACAAACTATCCAGCACTAATGAATGACTATATTCGAATGTGTACAATGAGATGGGCTTTAGTAGAATTATATCCTTATTTATCAAACAAACTTTTAAATAGTTCTATTGCACAAGTATCCGGAGATAATGCAACACCAATATCTAAATCAGAAGTTGATGCTCTTATTAGCTTAGAGCGAAACAATGCACAATTCTATTCTGAACGAATGATAGACTATTTACAAGCAAATACAGACTTGTACCCAAAATACAATAGTATTGCATCATCAGACCAAATGCAACCGATGTACTCAGCTTATTATGAGAATGGGCTTACAATTAGTGGTTCATCACATAGGGATTGGCTAAATAAAATAAATTGTTGTAAATAATGGGCAGACCAAAAGGCAGTAAAAACAACAAGGAAGAACACAAAGAGAAACTGAGAGTTTACCTTGAAAAGCAAAACAAAAGATGCAAGAAAAATTAGATGTTGCAGTATTCAATAGTATTAATGTTGGTGCTTTAGGTTTAACATTTATAGAAGTTGAACAAGCTTTAACAATATTAGTTCTATTATCTGTTTTAGTGTATAACATTAAAAAGATATTTAGCAAAAATGATTAAATATTTTATTAAAGAAGAATTTACTTGTGATGGTAAAAATTGTTTTGATAAAGTAAACAAGAAATCATTAAGTAAATTAGATTTAGCAAGAGAATTTGCTGGCATACCATTTACGATAACAAGTTCTTGGAGAAGTAAATCATACAATATGGAAATAGGTGGTGCAAATAATTCAGCACATTTAAGAGGAACTGCATTTGATATAGCTTGTATGAGTTCACACCAAAGAATGGTAATTGTATCAGCTTTATTAGAAGCTGGATTTACAAGAATAGGAATAGCTAAAACATTTATTCACGCAGATGATGATATTGAATTACCACAAGAGGTAATTTGGTTATATTAATGTATTGGAAAATTAGCATAGGATTTTACACAGGTTTATTAATAGGGTTTTACACCCAAAAGTTTGATGATGGTATTGGGCATTATGCTTATTTACCTTTTTGTTTCATTTGTTTAGATATTTATTATGATTGAATTTATTTCCCTTAACTGGGGCGAGTTATTAGTTGGTTTGATGGCTTTTGTTAAGGTTGTTGTAAACCTTACACCAACAGAAAAAGATAATGCCGTATTTGGCAAGTTAGATACCTTTATTAACTTCTTTATCAAAGACAAATTAAAATGATATATACTGCAATACCATTAATAGTGATTATAGTAGTGTTTAGTTTTCAATATTTGATTTGGTTATATGAAGAAGAATAAAGAAAAAACTAACGAAGAAAAACAAGCTGAAATAATTGCAAGAGAAACTTGGGATTCTTGGATACTAGATTTAGAAGAACAAGAACAACCAGCTTGTAATATTGAAAATCAAGAAGATTGCGAAAATTGTGGAAGCTAAAAAACTGAGCTGAATAGGATTATTAATCGGCTCACTACTAAAACAAGTGTAAGATGGATTTACGAGATATTACGATAAAGATTGAAGATTATATTAACAAACGAGTAATCGAGGAATTAGAGGTAATCATAAATAACCTTGATTCGCCTTGGGATAGAGATATGGTAAGAAAAAGAATCAAAGAGCAACCAGCTTGTGATATTAAAAATGAAGTAGATTCTGAAAATTGTGGTTCTTAAAGAAGCTATTAAATCAATAGGTAAAATATCTGATGTCTTTAAAGAGGGTCAAAGACAAAAGAAGTGGTCAGCTAAAAGGTCAGTAAGTGGTGTGCTAGTATCGGCTTGTGTATCTGATATGGCTTTACACGGATTAACAGAACTTAATGTACTTTTATCATTTATAGCAGTATTACCTTTATGTTTTAGTGTATTTCAAAAATGAAAAAACAGAAAGATAGTTGGAATAGATTTAGGTTAAAACCCGAAGAAATTGATTTAATCAATAAGCATAGGGCAAATACCTTAGAAAACATCAACGATAATTCTGCACTTGATTTACATTTAAAAGAAAGAGGAATAGATAAGAAAGATGTTGTTTCTGTTAAGCATTGGCAGAATATGGCTGGCGAACTTAGGTTTTCTATTGTTACAAAAGAAGATGTCGGCATAGATGAAAAGGGTATATATAAAAGACTATCCAAATTCATATCTGAACACGCACCAAAATACCCAAAGATAAAAAGGGAAAAGGGTAAACACCTATTAGTGATTAACCCAGCTGATATACATATTGGTAAATACGCATCAGCAAAAGAAACTGGAGAAGAATACAATTCCAAAATTGCAGTAGAAAGAGTTTTAAAGGGTGTTAGAGGCATTATCTCTAAATCTAAAGGCTTTTCTATTGATAGGGTTTTATTCTGCATAGGAAACGATATTTTGCATACAGATAATACAACCGGTGGAACAACAAAAGGAACACATCAAAATACAGATGGTTTGTTTTGGCAACATTATGAGATAGCATTGCAATTATATGTTGAATGTGTAGAAATGCTTAGAATGGTTGCACCAGTAGATTGTGTACATTCTATGAGTAACCACGATTATATGAGTGGATTCCATTTAGCACAAGCTTTAAAAAGTTGGTTCAGAAACACAGATGATGTTTCAGTTGATGCTGGTATATCAAATAGAAAGTATTATAAGTACGGAAGTAATTTAATTGGTTTAGAACACGGAGATGGTGCAAAAATGGAAAATTTGCCATTGTTAATGGCACAAGAAAGACCAAAGCTATGGTCAGAAACTAAATTTAGGTATTGGTTCTTGCATCACGTACACCATAAAATTAAATACAAATGGTTATCTAATAAAGATTATATCGGTGTATCTGTTGAATATCTTAGAAGCCCATCAGTAAGCGATAATTGGCATCATAGAAAAGGTTATGTATCATTAACAGCAGTAGAGGGCTTTATACATTGTATAGATAATGGGCAAGTAGCAAGGCTTACACATTATTTTTAAAAGTTTTTTTTATTTGTATTAATATATAAAATATTTTTTCTATATTTGAACCATCAAACAAATCAAAAACTTAAAAAAACAAGATTATGATAGATTATAACAAAAAACTAAACGAATTTAAAGCTTTAAAATTAAAATGTAAGCCATCAAAGGGGTATATGCAAGGTCTTAATTCAAAAGAATACCATAGAATTAATAGTTTACATTCTTTTTTACTTAGCACTTTAAAAGGTAAAACTTCAGATGAAAAGAAAGATTTTTTTAATAAACTTTAAATAAACAAGGAGCTTAATGCTCCCTTAACCTAAACAACTAAAAAAACAAGATTATGGAACCAATTACAAACTTTCAAAAATTAACAAGATTATCCTGCAAATTTGATATGTATTGCAATGCAACCTTAGATGATACTTGTGAAAATCTTTTTAGAAAAGAATATACTGAAATAATGCACATAAGAGGTACTAAGCCCAACCAATTAACAGATGAACACGTTAAAAGAATGCAGAAAATTAATAAAATATGTAAAGCGATAGTTCAACAAGTAAATTATAATTTAAACAACTAAATAAACAAGATTATGTATAAAATAGTAGCAAGTTACAAAGGTGGTAAGTTCAAACAAGTTGCATTAGAGAATACTAAAGAAGATGCTATTCTTAAAATGGAAGCAATGAGAAAAGAATATGGCCAGGATTGGCGAGTGATATATTATAACATAGAAAAAAAACCCTAAACATTTAGAAATTATGAGCAGATTATTTAACGATTTTATTGAGAAAGTATTCACTGGTAACCCACACGCATATGATAGTGAGTTAGCTATGCAAGTTGATGCAGAACACGAAGAATGGAGTGCAGAACGTCAGAAGTGGATTGATGGTAAGATAACACTATTTAATGGTGGTACAGTTGAACAATGGGTAGCACTTGGTAGACCAAAGAACAAAAACGCAAATATATAAAAGATGACAAATTTAGACCACATATTTGGAGATATAGAAGAACAATTTTTAAAACTAAGTATTAGAGAAATGATTACACTAAAATTAAACAAAAACCAGTACGTTGAGAATTGCTCAACTGAAAAAGCCTATGCAATTAGGTTCAGCAAATACGATAGTTCTATGGTATTTATATCTAAAGAGCATTGTGAATTTATTGATATAACAAATATTCGAGATGGTAAATATTGGAATACTGAATACAAAGTAGAATTTCCATTATGGTTGTATGATAAGTTTACAGAACAACAGAAAGATACAATTAAAATGATAGTAAAAGAAAACAGAGATAAAGAAAATGAAGAAAGAGAACAAGAATTGGACAGAGAGTAGAGAACAATTTATTTCAAGAATGTTCTGCCTTATTGCTGAACTACACAATTCAGATAAAGGCAACCCACTTGATTATATGAAGCTGGTAGAGTTTCATCTTAAAAGTAGGGAATCAATATTAGAAAGCCTGTGGCTAAATAAACTACAAATGTTCATCTATGAAAATGTAGATGGTAACAAACAAAAACTTTTAAACCAAACACTTGATATATATGCAAATAAAAAAAAGTAAAGACCGGGTAAGGTTATTATTAGTTAAACAACCTAAACTAAGAGATGATGACAATAAGTTATTGGCAACGGCTTGGTTTGAAGAACTAAAAGAAAAAGGTTACAATCCTACAACTATGACTGCATTTGATTTATTAAAGCACATATCATTAGGTAACCTAAGTAATTCAGAAAGCATCAGAAGATGCAGGGCAAGATTGCAAGAAATAGATTCCAGCTTAAGAGGTAATATTTATAAGCAAAGACACAAAGAAACAAAACGAGTTAAAGATGATTTACAAAGCTTTAACATATAAATTTTTTTAACTATATTTGATAAACTAAACAAACAGAAATTATGGAAGTAAAAAAGTCAAAAGTAATTAGCGTACAACCAAACGGAACTTGGGAAGGTAGCTATGGAACAATGTACAAGTTTGAAATTCTATTTCAAGATGGTTCAGTAGGAGAATATTCTTCTAAGTCTAAAGACCAAAACA